GGAACTATTATTTGGAATGATGAAGAGGGTGAAGTTCAAGTATATAATGGGTCAGAATGGATAAACATTGCTAAGAAGACAGTAACTGGATTGGCAGTAACTGCAGGATTAAAACTATGGTACGATGGAGATTCTTGGAGTAACTCGGAAAATAGGTGGTTAGATAAATCTGGAAATAATAATCATAGTTCAAATACAGTAGGTACAGTTACTAGAGCAACATGGACAGGTGGTAATGGTGGTAACAATACTAGCTGGGATTATATTTACGGAAATACAAATGCTGGTGTTAGATTAGGTTATTGGCCAGGCACTAATAATGATTACACCTTCATTCACTTTACAAGATACACAGGTAGTAGTAGAAGTCGTATTTGGCAGGGGACATCTGGTAACTGGTTATCTGGTCATTGGTCTAGTCGTCGTGGTGTGTTTTATCACGAGGGTTGGTTAAACTCTGGTTCACAAGGATCATTAGATGATTGGGTACAATGTACTGATACTAGAAGTTTAGTTAGAATTAATAGAGGTGCATCTCAATGGACAGGTGGTGGTAATTACAGTCCTAGTGGAGTTGCGATAAACAACGCAGGATCTGGTGGTTGCTGTAATAGTAGTGAGAGATCTAATTGGGCAACTGCATTTGTGGCAGTTTACGATAGAACATTAAGTTCTTCAGAATATCAACAAATAGAAAACTATGTTTATAATACATATCAGGCATAATTCATGCTATTATAAATATTAGAAACTATTCACTTTGATAATTATGGATCCTACTAAATTAAAATCAAATTTTGAGGAGCAAATTGCTAAGACCGAAACACAAATAAAAGAATTAGAAGACAGTTTAAAGAAGGCAACAGAATATAAAATTAAACTGCAAGGAGGACTAGAAACACTAGGTCTATTAGAGCAAGAAGAAGCACCAACACCTGATGCAGCACCCGCAAGCGTAGAACCTTCCTAAATAGGAACGAAGGGATTATAGTGGGTAATGGCATCTCCAAGTTCAAGAACAGAATTAATTACATACGCTAAGAGGCAATTAGGTGAACCTGTCTTGCAAGTTAATGTAGATGACGAGCAAGTAAACAATGTAATTGATGACACATTTCAGTTCTTCCAAGAGAACTGTTACAATGGTATGGAGAGATGTTACCTAGTTCATGAGATAACTGCAGATGATAAAACTCGTCTAGCAGCAACCACTACTACAACAAGTGGTACTACAACATGGAAAGAAGCAACAAATTTTATACCTATACCAGACCATGTGGTTGGTATTAGTAAGGTATTTGGAATGGTAGGTAACTCTATACGTTCTAACTTATTTGGTATTGAATACAGGATATTCTTAAATGATTTGTATGCCTTTGGATCCCTTGATATCTTAAACTACTACATGACCAAACAATATCTAGAGACTCTAGATATGGTTTTAAATAATGGTTCATTCCAGCAGTTTAGATATACTCAGCGTCGTGATCGTTTGTATCTTGATATAGACAAAGACTTTCTACAAGAAGGACAGAATCTATTAATAGAGGCTCATCGTATGATAGACCCAGATGATGCAACCGAAATGTACAATGATGTATTTGTAAAGAAGTATGCTACTTCGTTGTTGAAAAAACAGTGGGGTATGAACTTAATTAAGTATAACAATGTACAACTACCTGGCGGTGTAACACTTAATGGTAGAGAGATCTACACAGACGCACTTGCAGAAATTGAGAAAATTGAATCAGAAGTTCTCAGTAAGTATGCAATACCACCAATGGATATGATCGGATAAGATGCCTACAAGTCCCTACTTCCCAACTTATCATGCAGGACATTCTGGTGAACAGAATCTTGCACAAGATCTTGTGGACGAACAAATTAAACTATTTGGTTCTGACGTATATTACCTACCTAAGACAGTTCTAGCAGATAGCACATTGGATGAAGTCAGATACACTAAGTATCAAGATCAATTTCAAATTGAGATGCTACTTGTTAATGTGATGGGTTTTGGAGACAACGCAGAATTTATAAGTAAGTTTGGTTTGCGTATTACAGACGAGATTATATTCCGTGTGTCTACAAAAAGGTGGACAGAAGAAGTAGCAGAACATAGTATGTCTGCAAAACTTACGGTTCCTGAGAGACCTAATGAAGGAGATTTATTATATTATCCTCTCACACAGAATTTGTATGAAATTAAGTATGTCGGAAAGGAAGAACCATTCTTCCAGTTTGGTAAGATACAATTTTATGCAATCACTGCAGAACTATACGAGGTTGGTTCAGACGATCTTGCTACTGGTATTGCAGAAATAGATGCAGTAGAAACATTATTTGATACTGCAATTGCTCTCACAATGGGAGTTGGTGGTACAGGAGATTTTGCTGCTGGTGAAACAGTAACTGGTGGTACTACTTCTACAACTGCAGAGGTTAAGTCTTGGGATAGTTCTACAAGAATACTACAAGTACAAAATAGAACTGGAACATTTGCAGCAAACGAATCACTTACTGGTAACAATAGTGGTGCTGTCTGGGTGGTATCTACCTTTGACACATTACAAAATACTAATAGTGAATACGATGCAAACAGAGCCATAGAAGATACTGCTGACAATATAGTTGATTGGACAGAAGGTAATCCATTTGGTGAGTTTGGTAATTTTACAGGTAGCATATAATGTTAGGCAATCATTTCTATCATCAAATAGTTCGTAAGAACATTATAGCATTTGGAACTCTCTTCAATAATATTACAATGAAGAGTACAGATCCAAGTACAGGTGATGTATTAGAAGAAATTAAAGTTCCGTTAGCATACGGTCCTAAACAAAAATTTATCGTAAGACTAGAAGAAAATACTAGCAGCAGAAAGGTAGCAATTACTCTACCAAGAATTTACTTTGAGATGACAAGTATTGACTATGATCCTACTCGTAAGACATCTCCTATTCAGAAGTATAAAAATATAATCAATAACAATGGTGGTGAAGTAAGAGTACAGTATGTTCCTGTACCATATAATCTATCATTTGAACTTGGCGTAATTGCTAAGTCACAAGACGACGCCCTACAAATCACCGAGCAGATACTACCATACTTCCAACCATCATTCTCAATGACTCTCAATCTAATTCCTGATATGGATGAAAAGAGAGACATTGCTATTGTTCTAAACAATGTATCATATGAAGATACATGGGATGATAGTTTCTATGAGCGTAGATACATTGTATATACTCTACAGTTTACTGTGAAGACATATCTATACGGTCCTTACAACACTGCTGATGTTATCAAGAAAGCAATCATACATGAGACACTTGGTGATAGAGCAGTTAACCGCAGAACTGTTACCAGAACATATACACCAGTTGCCAAGACTGATATTAATCAGGATGGTAATATAGATGCAGCAGATACTGCATTACTAGATGCTGGTGATGATTTTGGATTTAATGAAGGGATAGAATTCTTATGAGTCTAGAAGAAAACATGGAGGACATTCTTAACATGGAGGTAGAACCTGTTAAGAAACCTAACGTACCAAAAATAAAATCAAAAGATGATGATCTAGAAAAAGATTATGAATATACTCGTGGAGAATTGTATAGTCTTATAGATCAGGGTCAGGAGGCGGTTAGAGGTGCACTAGAAGTTGCACAGGAAAGTGGTCATCCTAGAGCATATGAAGTTGCTGTAGCAGCAATGAAACATGTTGCAGATATGACAGAGAAATTACAAGACTTACATAAGAAAATGAAAGACCTTGGTGAAGAGGTGAAAGGTCCTAAGAATGTTACTAACAATGCTATGTTCGTTGGTAGCACTACAGATTTGCAAAAAATGCTCAAGCAAATGGGTGGTGGCAAGAGATAACTGCATAAATAGATCTGTATAACCTGATGGTATTATGATAGATTACAAAGAATTTAAAAGACTTAGCGAGTCTGCCATACAGGATAACGAGATTTTAGATGAAGCAGCCTGGACAAAAAAGGCTGGCAAGAACAAAGAAGGTGGACTTAATGAGAAAGGAAGGAAGTCTTACGAAAGAGAAAATCCTGGATCTGACCTTAAAGCACCAACAAAGAAGGTTGGAAATCCCCGTAGGGCATCCTTTTGTGCTAGAATGAGTGGAATGAAAAAGAAATTAACTTCAAAGAAAACTGCCAGAGATCCTGATTCCCGCATAAACAAGTCACTTAGGAAGTGGAATTGCTAATATAGTAATGTAGTAATACATTGCTATGAGATTTAAGAACGATGATATATACCGTCTGATAAGGGCATGTGAACTTTATCAGGAAAGTACGGGTTCCGAGTGGATGTGGGAACAATACAAAAAATTAATTGATAAGCTACAACTTTATCAAGAACAACATCTAACTTCCGCAGAGGAGTAAATATTGTGCTATAATATTCTCAGAACAAATGAGAAAATGAGTGGCGACAATATACACGGGAAGCAACCCGTAAAATTCTATTCAGACGAATTGACACACACAAAATTATCATTATTAGATATGAAACTCAAACCATTATATTCTGATAGAGAATATGAACTTATACTTGATGCACTAGAACGTAGGAGAACTAATTTTATTGCTGGAGATAAAATGTATAAAGAGTATGGTGCTTTAATAAAAGAAGTGGAGAGAATATCTGGTGTAAGTTATAAGAGGATCATAGTTTAGTCAGTGAGTCCTCACATAGTAATTTATACTTAGTCAAAATAATAAATAATAATGTACTGGAATTGAAACTATCATGCACCATTACGAACTTGGTTATCACGACCAACAAAACGAAATACATTCAATGTGCGAATATGCACACGACGCATTTGAAGCGGTAAAATTTGCGAGAGAGGATGTTCCTTATTTGAAGGAGCATCCTTTTTCATTGCATATGATACGGGAAATAAAATGAAAAAAATAAACACACTCGTACTAGATGTTACAATATACATTCTAGACTTTCTCTACAGAGGTAGAGACTTTCAAAGGTTCTGGGTTTTAGAAGTAATTGCCAGAGCACCATACTTTGCATTTATCAGTGTGTTACATTTTCGTGAAAGTCTTGGACTTAGAGGCGAAGATCATGTATACTTAATGAAGGAACACTTTTATCAGGCACTCAATGAAACAGAACATCTGGAAGAAATGGAACTTAGGGAGGGCGATAAGCACTGGATTGATCGGTTCTTTGCCAAACATCTTGTTCTATTTTATTATTGGGTCATGGTTGTTTACTATCTCGTTGATCCTATGGACGCTTACGACATCAACATGAAGATTGAGAAGCATGCTTATGAGACATACGTTAAGTATGGTGCATATCATCCAGAGGATAAAAAGATACAAGAAATAGCAAATGATGAACTAGAACATTCCAAAGAACTACATAAAGCAATGTTAATGATAGCATGAGATATCACATTTACTGGCAAGATAAAATCCTTATCAAGGATTTAGAAGAAGAAGAATTCAAAGATATATGGGGAAAGATGCACTGGGTTTACAACAGTGAGTTAAATTTTGTTGAGGTAGGAGAACCTATATTAGAGGAGCATTCCTGTTGACATGGTAGTCTGGGGAGTAATTATCATGGTTGCAATACTTGTTGTAATCGTCTCTTGGTACATCTACTATATACTAAAGATGTCATTTATGGAGATGAAAGATGGGAGTGATGACACCACCAAGTAGGAAGTCCTGCTATAATTTTAGAGTAACGGAGATAAATCGTGTTGTTGACGGCGATACTATTGATGTCACCATTGATCTTGGGTTTGACCTATACAAGAAAGAAAGAGTTAGAGTTGCAGGAGTTGATACGCCAGAGAAAAGAACAAGAGATCTGGAAGAGAAGGCACTGGGAC